CCTTCCCAGTCACTGACTCCAGAAGGCACAGAATGTCCCCCTTTCTCCGCATATCGCGCCGCCGCTCGCTCTCCGCGATCCTAGCGCTCATGGAAATGAACAGAATGTCAACGAGCAAGGCGGCACCCGTGCCGCAAGCGGCCCCTCACTCCGAAGCGGTCATGGAACCGCTGGCCCACAGACGCCTCATCGAATCTTGGGCGGCACGCAACCACGCCCTGCTGCCCCGCACTCACCCAAATCATCCGACCACCTTCTGATATCACCGCCAGGATGATAAGAAGGCGGCGCGACATTGAGCGGACAGACCGATCCCATGCAGCCCCGAATGACCGACAGCGAGCTTCGGCTCTTCAACAACGTGCTCGCCTGCGCCGACAACTACCTGGAGTTCGGCTGCGGCGGCAGCACCGCGGCGGCGGCGGCGCGGGTGAAGAACTCGATCATCTCGGTGGATTCGTCGCAGCACTGGGTGGACGAGGTCACCGAATTCTGCGCCCGCCAGCCCGCCTGGGTGCAGCCGCAGATGTACTACGTGGATGTCGGCCCGATCGGCAACTGGGGCACGCCCACCGATCCGGCCACGCGCGACCGCTGGCCCGACTACCACGCGCGCATCTGGGAACATCCGCAGGCGGCGAATGCCGACCTGTACATGGTCGATGGCCGGTTCCGGGTGGCCTGCTGCCTCCAGATTGCCCTGCATGCCCGCTCCGACGTGCTGGTCGCGGTGCATGACTACGCCGCCCGGCCGGAATACCACGTGGTCACCGAGTTCCTGCGCCCGGTCGTGCGGGCCGAGGGGTTGTGGGTGTTCCAGCGCCGGCGCGACCATAACCAGAACCGGCTGCGCGCCATGCTGAGCGAATACGCCCTGGTCACCGACTGACATGCCCCGCCCGCCCCCGGGCGTACGACGCGGCGCATTGCCGCGCCGGCGGTTCCTCGCCACGGTCGCGGCCACGCTGGCCCTGCCGCATGTCGCGCGCGGCTGGTCAGGCAGCGTGGATGCCGCGCTGTTCGGGGTGCGCGCCGATGGGGTGACCGACAACGCACCCGCGCTCAATGCCGCCATCGAGGCGATGGCCGGCGCGGGCGGCACGCTGCGCCTGGCGCCCGGGCGATATCGCTTGGGCCGCACGGTATGGTTGAAATCCGGCATCACCCTGGCCGGGCCGGGGGCCACGCTGTTCGCCGATACGCGCTGGGTGGCCGGGGAGGCGGGTGCGCGGGTATCGCGCTACGCCTTGTTGGCCAACCGCAATGCCGGCGCGGCCGGCCTGACCGACCGCGACATCGCCGTGCGCGGCCTGGGTTTCGAATATGGCGGGCCGGTGCGTGGCGATGCCCATGCCGTCACCTTCCGGCGCGCCGAGGGCATCACCGTGTCGGAATGCCAGTTCTCGGGCGGCGGCAACGGCACCGCCTTCCTGGCCTGCCGCGCCACGCTGGTGGAACGCTGCGTGTCGCAGGGCACGGTGAACTGCGCCTACGACCACTGGGAAGGTTCCAGCGACGGCATCGTGCGCGACAGCCGCGCGGCCTGCCGGCTGGGCTATGGCATCCTGTTCACCGGCCAGGGCACCGCGCGCACCGACCACCAGACCGCCGCCGGCCTGCAGGCGCTGAACAACCGCATCGAAACGCCGGGACCGGCGGCGATCTGGGTGTGCAGCCTGTCGGAAGGCTCGGCGGTGACCGACGTGGTGGTGCGGGGCAACCATGTGCAGGCCGGGCCGCAGCCCGGTTCGGGCATCGGCGGCACCGGGGCGATCCGCCGCATGCGCCTGGAAGGCAACACCATTGAGGGAATGCAGGGCGGCAACCCGTTGTTCAGCCGCACCGACAAATGGCACCGGCCTGCCGACATCGCCATCATCGGCAACCGTCTTGTCGGCTGCACCATGGCGCCGCGCAACATCGCGCTGATCCAGGCGCTGGGCGACCGTGTGACCGTCACCGGCAACCGCGCCACCGGAGGCAGCTATCGCTCGCTGGTATGGGCCGACGGCGAGGGCGTGCGTCTGGCCGACAACCACGGCGATGGGCTGACCTCGCGCTTCAAATACAACGCCGCCGCCGCCCGCGCCCCGCGGATCGACGATCCCTGAGACGATGCGCCTGTTCACACGCCCCTCGGTTCCGTCCGAACCCGGCTTCGTGTAGAAGGCCGTCGGACGTGACCGCGCCCGAGTGCCCGCCCCGCTTCACCGACCTGGAACGATCTGCATGAGCCTGGCAATGTGCCTGATGGTGAAGGACGAGGCTCCCTATCTGGAGGAATGGCTCGCCTTCCACAGCCTGTGCGGGGCGTCCCATTTCCGCATCTATGACAACGGCAGCACCGACGGCACGCTGGCCATGCTGGCCCGGCTTGCGCCCCACTACGACATCGAGGTTGTGCCGTGGACCGAGGCGGGCATCACCCGCCAGCAATCGGCCTTCAACCACGCGTCACGCGCGCTGGCCGGGCGCTACGGCTGGGTGGCCTTCCTGGACGCCGACGAGTTCCTGTTCGACCCGCGGTTCCGCCCGCTGCCCTCGGTGCTGGCGCAGATGCCCGCCGGGGTGGGCGCGGTGGCGGTGAACCAGCGGGTGTTCGGCTCGTCCGGCCAGATCGCGATTTCCGACGAACTGGTGATCCGCCGCTTCACCCGCCGCGCCCCGCTCATCTATCCCGAGCATGAATGGATCAAATCGATCATCCGGCCGGAATGCGTCGACACCTTCCATCTCAGCCACAGCGCGAAACTGACCGCCGGCACCTATGTGCTGGCCGACGGCCAGCCGTTCCGCCCTGCCAGCAACCACCCCGGCCATGCCGACCGCATCGCCGAGGACGGGCTGGTGCTGCACCACTACATCCTGAAGTCGCTGGGCGAGTTCCAGCGCAAGCAGCAGCGCGGCGCGGTGTCCGACCGCACGGGCTACAAGCGGCTGACCGACGACTACTTCACCCAGCGCGACCGGAGCATCAACGCCGCGCACGATCCGGTGCTGCTGCGCATGGCCGATCTGGTGCAGGCCCGCATGCGCTTCGCCCATGATGCGAGCCAGCCGGCCGACGCGCCGGAGATCGCGCCCACCCCGCTGAACCAGAACATCCGGCTGGCCGACCTGCCGGGCCACCACGGCTTCCACAGCCCCGACAGCGCGCAGCTTTCCTGGGTGAAGCAGGGCGATCCGGCCAGCATCGCCATCAACACCGATGCGCCAATCGCCCGGCTGCGGCTCGTCACCTATCTCGCCGTGCCCAGCTACCCGCTCGCGCGGATGCGCCTGGCGGTGAACGGCGTGGCGGTGGCGTTCGACATGAAGCGGCTGGCCGACAACTGGTGCACCGTGGAAACCGTGCCGGTGGCGCTGCGGCCCGGCGCCAACCGGATTAGCCTGACCATGCCGAGCTTCATTCCGGTCAAGCTGATCAATCCACGGGCGCTAGACCCGCGCAACATCGCCATCGCCGTCACCGAGGTTGCCGTGCTGACCGCGCCGGCCGAGGCCGGCTGAGCACAGTCTCCGCGACGGGGGCCGTCACCGCCCGGTAATCGAACTCGGCCCCGGCTGCCACAGCCAGCGGATCAGGCGGGTGTCCTGCGGGGTTGCGGCGATGGGTGTGGGGGGCGGGGGCACGATGGTGCTGCTGATGGTGGGCAGCGGGTCGGACCGCCTGGGTGTGCGCTTGGCCATCGCTATTTCCCCCCCGGCCAGAACCGCGCCACCAGGAAGCCGATCACCCCGGCCGCCGCCTGGCCCAGCATCACGCCCACGCGCAGCCCGCCCACGCCCTGGGCCATCGACGTGGCCAGCCCGTCGATTTTCTGCTGCATGCGCGCCAGGCTGGCGTCGATGCGGATGAGCGATTCCCGGATGTGTTCCGCCGTGGTTTCCACCCGCGTCACCCGTTCGCCCAGTTCGCCCAGGTCGGCTCGCGACGCCTGGCGCCGGGGACTGCGTGGTTCCATGGTTTCCTCACCCTTTGCATCGCCGCCGCTGTCGCTGTCGAACGGGGCTACCATTCGTACACCACCACCACGCCGGTCCCGCCGCGGCCGCCCTGGCCGGGGGCTTGGCCGGTGCGCGCGGCACCGCCGCCGCCGCCACCGCCGCCGGGGTTCTGGCCCGCAGCCCCGTTGCCGCCCGGCCCGCTGGGCGCGCCGCCGCCGCCCGGCGCGCCCGAGCTGCCTGGCGTGCCATAGGGCATGTCCACCAGCGCCGCCGGGGTGCCGCCCGGCACCGTGCCGCCGGCATTCACCGCGGGCGTGCTGAAGGCCTGCGTACTGCCGCCGGCCTGGCCCACATTGCCCGCCGACACGCCGCCGCCGCCGGCCCCGCCGCCGCCGCCGCCCGCCGAATAGCCGCCGCCCGAGCCGCTGCCGCCCAGTTGGCCGCCGCCGCCGCCGCCGCCGCCCAGCCGCTCCTGCCCGCCGCCGCCGCCGTTGCTGGCGCCGAAGCCGCCGAAGGCGCCGCCGGCGCCGCCGCCGAACGAGGTGCCGGCAGTGCCGCCGGTGTTGTTGTCGCCCGCGCCGCCGCCGCCGGCACTGCCGTAGCCGCCGCCACCGGCCCCGCCGCCGCCGCCATGGGCGCGCAGCAGGGTGCCGAACGCCGACACGCCGCCGGTGCCGCCGGGCGCGCCCTCGCCCACGCCCGCCTCGCCGCCCGGCGCCACCGTCACCGCCACGCTGGCGGGCAGTTCCGCCGCGCGGTAGCGGCCCCGCCTTGTGGCCGCGCCGCCGCCGCCGCCGCCGCCGCTCACCGCCGTGCCGGCCGGCGCCACGCCGCCATTGCCGCCAGCGCCGCCGCTGCCCCACAGCTCCACCTCGACATGGGTGGCCAGCGGGTCCTTGGTCCAGGTGCCGTCGGCCAGGAACACCGTCACCCGCGGCGGTGCCGGCAGCGCGCCGCCGTCGCCGCCATGCACCGCCGCCCAGTCGGTGCCGGCCACGTGGCCGCTGCCGGTGGTCAGCCGCAGCCAGCCCAGCAGCGCCTGGCGGTTGGCCACGGCCGGCACGCTGGCGGCCACGAAATGCCCGGCCACATAGGTGCCGGTGGCGGGTTGCAGCGCCGAGGACACCACGGTGGCCGCCTTGATGCGCCCGAACAGCGCATCGGCCGGGTCGCATGTTTCGATGATGTGCAGCCAGCCCGCCCCGCCCGGCTCCACGCGGCCCACGCCGCGGTTGAGGGTGGAAAAGCCCACCACCACCGGGTCGCAATGCAGCGTGTTGGCGGTGAGAACGTTGTGCGTCGCCGCCCCGATATTCGCCGCCGCGGTCACGTTGCGGAACGCGTTGCCCGACAGCACGAAGCCCGAGGCCGCCGAAAGCTGCACGCCCACCAGCCCGGTGGCCGAACTCCAGGTGCCGCCGGGCCGCCGGCTGGCCGCCACGAAGCGCGGGTCGCCGTCGATCTCGTTGTCGCGCACCAGCACGCGGTGGGTGCCATTGTTCGGCCCGGCGATGCCCGACACCGTGAAGTCGGCGATGCGGTTGCCCTCGATGGTCAGCCCGTCATAGTCCATGTTGTTGGTGGCCACGATGGTGGCGAACCAAATGCCGTATTGCCCGGTGGTCTGGATGGTGTTGCGCGCGATGCGGCAGTTGCGCATGGCCGGCTGAAGGCGGATGGCCAGGGTGGAAAGCTGGCTCTCGCTCACCGGCCCGTTGTAGAACCCGCTGCCGTCGCCGTTGTCGCCCACCCACAGCCCCTCGGCGCCATAGCCCCAGTCCGACACGGCGTTCACCGAGGGCAGGGTGCGCACCAGATGGTTGTCGGAAATCTCGTTCCAGTAGCCGGCCGGCGAGGCCGAACCCGGATCGTTGGAGTTGTTGGCGTAGAAGTTGCCGGTGTTGCTGCCGTACAGCGAGGTCACCACCCCGCTGCCCGCCGCCGGTTCGCCCGGGGGCGAGGCGCCGCCGCCGGCATTGCGCAGCCCGCCGGTGACCATGATGTAGAACTGCGTCTGGTTGCGCGGGTTCGGCTCCGGCCTGCGGAACACGTCGGCCACCACGTTGCCGGTGATGCGCAGCGCGAACTGTGCGGTCTGGCCCTGCGGGTCGACGCCGATCGGCGCCACCACGCGAATGCCGGTGCCCATGATCCGGCGCAGCACGTTGTTGCTGATCACCACCGACTTGGCGCCCAGCACGGCAATGCCCTGGCTGCCGGTGATGGTGTTGTTGACAATGACCACGCCCGAGCGCACCGGCAGCGGGCGGGTGTTGCCGCTGTGGGTTGAGATGGCATCGTCGTTGGCATCGATGATCTCGTTGCCCTCGATGATCACGTTCGAGCTGTCCCACACCGCGATGCCGTCCGCCACGGTGCGATACACCCGGCAGTTGCGCACCACCACCTGGTCGCTGTCGCTGATCACCAGGCCCATGTTGCGCGAGTACATGAACTCGCAGTTCTCGATGGAGATATTAGTGCCGAACAGGCGCATCATCTGCGCCCCGGCGGTGCGCTGCACGTCCGCCCGCCCACGCACGGTCAGGTCGCGCATGTGGAAATCCGACAGCGGCAGCCAGCTCGCCGGAAACACCGAGTTGCTGATGCCGTCGCCGTTGATGGCGTTGATCGAGTCGTCGATCACGATGACGCTGCGCCCGCGCCCGGCCCCGCGCACCATCACGCCGCTGCGCGGTCGCAACAATGCAACCGAGGTGTCGAGCCGATAGGTGCCGGGCGGCAGGAACACCTCGCCGCCGGTCGGCTTGGCCGAGGCCGCGTCGAACGCCGCCTGCAGCGCCGGGCCGTCATTGACCACGCCGTTGCCCAGCGCGCCGTAGTCCTTCACGTTGACCCGCTCGGACGCGCGCACCGCCAGGCTGCGAAACGCGGTGGAGCCGGTCGCCCGCACGGTCAGCGACGATGCGTTGGTCGCCGGCAGCGTGGTGGCATCCACCGACAGCACGCCCGCATCCATGCGCAGCCCGCTGCCGATCGACACCGGCTCCGGCCCGCCCGGGAACACGCCGACGCGGCCGAGCAGCTTGCCGGTGGCCAGGGTCAGGCGCGGCTGCATCGGTTCGCGCACCGCCGCGGTGGTGGTCACGTACGACTGGCCCCCGCGCTCGATCAACATCTTGTCGGTGTCGAGCGTGGTCAGGGTCTGCGGAAGTTCGTCCAACGTGGGCATGCGTGTCCCCTCTCCAGCCCCGCGGGGGGCCGGTCCTGGTAGCTGTTTCGTTCTTAGAAAGTAATGGCGTCAGGCCAGGGCGGCCCAGCCCATGCTGCCGCTGCCGTCCTGCTTGATCCAGAACGTGGCGCCGGCCCCGCCGTCGAGGTTGCGGTAGTCCGACCCCGGCGGCGCCGCCACCACCCCCTGCGGCGAACCGCGCCCGATGGTGGAGGTGGCACCCGTTGCCTCGGCCTCGCTGGCCAGGCGCAGCCGCCCCGCGCCACGCGGGCGCAGGGTCAGGTCGCCGTCGCCCAGGCTGCCCAGCGTGGCGGTGCCCGAGGCGTCCGGCGCCAGGTAGTCGGCCAGCGGGAAGCGGCTGGCGCGCCACATGCCCCAGGTGGCAATCCATTCCACATCGGCATCGGCCGGCACGGTCAGGTCGCCGCGCGTCCAGTTCTCCTGCAGCGGATTGCTGCCGACGCGGCTGAACGTCACCGCGGTGTTGCAGCGCACCAGCAGCGTGCGCTCCTCGTGCAGCGGCGGGCCGGCATGGGCCACCGCCGCCGCCCCTGCCCCGTCGCCCACGATGCTCACCGGCACGGTGGTGCCGATCGGGCCGTAGCCGCTGCCATGGCTCAGCACGACAATGCCGATCACCTGGCCATTGGCGACCATCGCCTCGGCATCCGCCACACCGCCCCCGCCGCCCCCACCTTCAATCGTCACGCTGGCCTGGGTATAGCCGCTGCCGCCCGCGGTCACGCGCACGAAGCTGATGCGCCCCGCCCACGCCGCCTGGTTGCTCGACATCATCGCCTGCACCCCGTCGGGCGCGTAGGTCACCATCACGCTGTCGGCGATGTCGGGGAACACCAGCCGCTGCACCCCGCCCTCGGCCTGCGGGTTGGTCACGAAGCGGGCGGTGAAGTCGTGGCGGTTGCCGCGCACCAGCACGCTGTCGGTATCGGCGCGCAGGCAGTCCGTGGCCGCCCGCCCGACGAAGTTGTTGTCAGCGACGAGAACGTTGCGCGGCCCGTCGCGCAGCCACACGCCCGAGGCGGTGCCCGACATGGTGAGCCAGTTGCCGGTGATCGCCAGGTTGGAACACGCGATGCCGAAGTTGAGCGCCCCGCCATCGGTCTCCACGTTGTTCACCGTGATGCCCCACAGCGTGAACCCGGCCAGGTAGTTGCCGGCCACGCGCAGGTTGGTGCTGCCGCCGCAGTTGATGGCGAAGCCGTGGCCCAGGATGTGGTTGTCGCTGAAGTCGCTGTCGATCGCGCCGCCGCAGTCGATGCCGTACAGCGCCGTGCCAGTCATGGTGTTGCCGGCGATGCGCGAGCCCGCGACATTGGCCAGCATCGCCGCCCCGCTCGGCTCGGTGGTGCCGTTGTCCACCAGCAGGTTGCCGCTGGCCAGCAGCGCGCGGCCGGCCAGCGCCATGCCGTACACCTGGTTGTCGTGGCAGATGTTGCCGCTGGCCACCACCGCCACCGCGTCGGGGAAGTCGTTGCCCCACACCGGCGGCGAGATGTTCGGCACGTTGAAGTTGCCGATGGCGATGCCGCGCACGTTGCCCCAGCAGCGGTTGCCGATCACCTGCACCAGGCGCGCCACGCGGCTATGCGCCACGTCGTTGAAATCGACGGTGATGCCATAGGCGTCGTTGCCGTGCGCCCGGCAATCGCTCACCAGCACCCCGGCACAGGCCTGCACCCACAGCCCATGCGCCGCGTTGCCCGAGAAGCTGCAGTCGCGCACGATATGGTTGCACAAGGCCGGGTCGGTGGATTGCAGCACCAGCCCGCTGCCCAGCACCGCGCCCGCGGCATTGACGAAGGCACACCGATGCAAATCCGAACTGGTGCAGGCCTCGGTCAGCAGCACGCCCCAGCTTTCCTGGCTCACCACGGCACGGTTGGCGTCGAAGGTCACGCCGTCGGCGCGGAACCCCGGCGCCTGCACCGCGATCCATGCGCCATTGCCCATCTGTATCCCCCGGCGCAGCACGCTCAGCCCGGGCGTGCCCAGCAGCACGGTGTTCGGCTGGGTGATCGTCCACTGCCCGTCCACCCGATAGGTGCGCGGCCCCAGCCGCACCGGCCGCCCGCTGCCCACCGCGGCATTCAGCGCGGCGGTATCGTCGGTGATGCCGTCGCCGACCGCGCCGAAGCTCTCCGGCCCCACCGCATCGGCCAGCAACTCACCCAGCGGGCGCGACGTGGTGGTGCCGCCGGCCAACGCGCTGGCCTGGGATACGCTGGTGGCCGGCCCCAGCGCCGCGATCGGTGCGGCCGCCAGCACGCCGCCGGCCAGCGCCAGCCCGGCCCCCACGCCCAGCGCCTCCGGCCCGCCCAGCCCGCCGCTCGCCCGGCCCAGCAATTGCCCGCCCGACAGCGCGATCTGCGGCTGCATGCCCGCCAGAAGCTGGGCGCGCGACACCTGGCGCACCTCCCCCCCCTGGCTCGCCGGCAGCAAGTCGCTGTCGGCCGACGCGATCGCCACGTCCAGTTCGTCGATGGTCGGCATGGTTCAGCCCCCCAGCAGGATCGGATTGCCGTTCTGGTCGGTGATCGTCAGCCCGCCCGCGGTCTGCAGCGAGCCGACCGGGGCGGCGGATGCGGCCAGCCCCAGCACCGGCAGCGCCACCGCCCGGCCGAGCACGCGCCCGCTGGTGGTGGTGGCGGTCAGCTGCACCAGGTAGGTCGTGCCCGCCTGCCCGCCCGACAGCCACACCACCACCACCGGCCCGTCGACCGACACCTCACCCACCGTCAGGTGCCCGCCCCCGGCCGGGCTCGGCTCCACCGCCACCGACACCACGGCATCGCGCTCGTTGCCGGCCAGGGCGGCGGAGATGTCGAACTCGTAGTCCAGCACGTCGGCCGGGTCCTTCGCCGGCCACGACAGCGGCGGCGGCGTGGCCTGGCTGGCGCCGCGCGGCACCGGGGCGAAGCCGTCCAGCACCACGCGCCGCGCCGTGCTGGGCCGCCATACCTGCGAAACGGAATCGGACATGTCGGTGGTCCCCTTAGAACGGCAGCCGCGCTGATGGACGCAAGGCTGCCACTCTAGAATTCTGTTCAAGAACGCAAATATTCCGATCGAGCGATCCCACTCGATCGGATATTGCTCTAATATTCGACGATGACCGCGCCGGCCGCTCCCGGCGCCCCGGCATTGTCGCCGCCGCCGCCCGCCCCGCCGCCGCCCGGCGAGGCCCCGGCACTGGGCAGGCCGGAGGAGGCACCGCCGCCGCCGCCGCCACCCGCCGCCGCCCCGCCCACGCCGCCGAAGCCGGTCGCGCCGCCGCTGAACCCGGCATTGCCGGCGCCACCCGTCATGTTCACCTGGCCGCCGCTGCCGCCGCCGCCCGGCCCGGAATCACCCTGCCCGCCGGCCAGCGAGCCCGCGCCGCCGCTGCCGCCGCTGGCCGAGAGCAGCCCGCCGAAGCCACTCGCCCCGCCGCCACCGCCATTGTTGCCCGCAGCCGAGCCGGAATTGTTCGCCCCGGCCGCACCGCCCGCGCCCACCGTCACCGCCAGCACCTGCCCCGGTCCCACGGCGAACACGCCCTCGGCATAGCCGCCGCCGCCACCGCCGCCGCCGCCGCCCTGCGTGGTGTTGCCGCCGCCGCCGCCGCCGCCGCCGATCGCGCGCACCCGCAGCCGCGTCACCCCCGCCGGCACCTGGAAGCTGCCCGAGGCGGTGAAACCCTGCACTGTGGAAAAGCCCGGCCGCAGCTCCGGCAGCCGGTAGTTCAGCACCGGCGCAGTGGCCAGCCGGGCGATGTCGCCCGCCGTCACGCTGGCCTGGCCATGGGCGACCGTCACCGTCGCCAGCCCCACCCATCCGGAATCCACCGCCGGCGCCACCTGCGTGCCGGTCGTCGCCGGCACGCCCGCCTTCAGCTGCAGCTGTACCCGCTGCACCCGGCGGGTGTTCTGCGCCGTGCCCAGGTTGCCCGGCCCCAGATAGGGCTGCGCCGGATTGGCCGCGTTGTAGTACGGCAGCACCACCGGATCGACATCCGCCTCCTGGAACGCCGCCTCGATCAGCGAAGTCACCGACTGGCCCGAGGTGGTGGGCACGGCGAGCGCGAAGGCGATGGGCGCCAGATTGATGCCCATCTTCACCAGCGCTGAGCCGGCATCGGCGGCCAGCGAGCCATAGGCCCCGGCATCCACCGTCGAAAGCTGGGAAATGCTGCCCGGCCCCACCAGCAGGCCCAGCGAGGCCGGCACCGTCGGCGCCACCTCCAGCCCGTCCACCACCACCCCGCTGCCCAGCACCGCGCGCATCAGCGCGCCCAGCGCCACCATGGCATGCCGGTTGGTCGATAGCAGGTCGGTGTCCAGCGGAATCGAGCCGGGATAGACGATGTTGCGATCCATTGAGCCCTCGCCTTGAAGATGTGCAAAACCACCCGCTCCCCGAGTACGGAAAGCGGCGGAGCAGGGCAGCCGCCCTGTTGAGTCAGTTGTCGATCCGCACCCAGGCCACGGCACCCACCGGCAGCACCGTGGCCACCGCCTCGTGGATGTCGGCGTCGGTCACCTGGCCCTCCAGCATCGCCAGGCTGGCCCACGCGCCCGCCCCCACGCCCCAGCCGCCCGAGCCGCCGCCCCAGCCGTTCACCACGGCAATGCCGCTGCCCAGCGGCCGGCGCGCACTCACGAAACACTGGTAGGGCAGCAACAGGCTGCCCCAGCCGCCGCCCGCGCCATACCCGCAGCCCACGCCCCAGCCGCCGGTATCGGCCGGCCGCCGCGGCTCGAACACCGCCGGCGCCCGCCCCGTCAGGTCCAGCAGCGCACCATGCAGCGCCGGGCGCGTCGCCCGCTCGCGCAGCAACTCGCGCAAAATGGTGGCGCGAAATGCCGCATCGCCCTGCGCCCGCCGGCGGCGCACCCGCGCCCCGAAATAATCCACCGCGATCATGTCCAGCGCCCGCCCGGTGGCGGTGGCGATGCGCGTCTGCGCCCGCACCGCGCCCAGCAACTCGTGCAACCAGGCCCAGCCCTCGGCCAGCCCCGCCAGCACCGCCGCCAACACGCCGCCGCCATCCGCAGCCTCGCCGTGCCAGCGCGCCGGCAGCACCGACTGCAACCGCGCCAGCATGTCCTGGGCATCCCCGCGCATCACCATGCTCCCGAAACATTATTTAGCCCGGCAAGAACGTAAATATCATTCAAGGCCAGGAGGAATCTTCTTTTTCTGAAGAAAAAGAAGCAAAAAGACTTTATCCGTTTGGGCGGGGCGCTTGCCGCAAGCACCCGACCAAACGGTGAAAAGTTTTTGGTTCTTTTTTCAAAAAGAACCTCTTCCTGCCTCGCCTAACTCACGATCACGCTGCCCGCCCGGATCACCCCCGCCGCGCCCGGCGACAGGTCGCCCACGGCCCCGTTCACCAGCACCGCCGACACGTTGGTCACCAGCGGCGAGGCGTCGTAGGCGAGCTGGGCGATGCGCGACCATGACAGATCCGCTCCGATATCCATCGCGTTCAGGTGCGACGACACCGCAAGCTGCACCATCGCCGCCACCTCGCCATGCACCGCCCCCGCCGCGGTGGCGATGGCCAGGCTCACATTCACCAGGTTCACCACCGGCGGCTGCACCACGAAGCTGGTGGCCAGCGGCCGCACCGCGTCGATCGCGTCCGCCGCGTCCGACAGCAGCCCCGCCGACGGCGCGCCGCTGCCGTCATCCACCGTCACCACGAAACCGCCGGTCCCCGGGGTCTCGGTGATCGTGTAGCGCAGCCCCTGGCGCAGCGAGGCCACGGCATGGCCCACCGCCACGCGCGTCGCCCGGCTGCGGCTGGCCAGGTAGTCGCGGAAGCGCACGCGCAGCGCATCGTCGCCCTCCGCATCCAGCCCGCCCTGCAGCGCCGCATCGTTGGCCACCGTATCCACCCCGGCCAGCGCATCGGCGATCAGGCTCACCGCGCCGGGCTGCACATTGCCCGCCGACCCCGGCGCCACCGCCGCCACCTTCACCACCACCCCGGCCACGCCCGCGCCGATCACATAGCCCGCCTGCGAACCATCCCACGCCGGATGGGCGGGATCGGCCTGCACGCGAAAGCCCTGCTGCGCGTCCGCCGTGCGCACCAGCGTGCCCACCGGCACCAGTGCCACCTCGGTGGGGGTGAAGCGCGCGAACCGCACCTGGCCCACCGCCGGCACCGCGGGCAGCCGCGCCAGGCCGAAATCCGCCACCCAACTGTCCAGGTCCGCCCCGTCGCTGGTCGCCGCCCGCGTCATCTTCTGCACCTGCAGGATCAGCCACTGCATCCACAACGCCAGCGAGGCATTCGCCTCCAGGATCGCCCGCAGGGTAGAGCCCACCGACAAATCCACCAGCAACTTGGAGGCACCTTGCACCGCCGCGGACGCCCGCGCCACGAGCGACGCAAAATCGAGAAGTTTCAGCTGCATCATGCATCTCCCACGGGAAAGGACAGGCTCTGCGTGGCACCGCTGTCGGCATCGGCGTAGCGGATGCTCACGAACACCCGCCCGTCGTCGCCCGCCCGCACCTCCACCACCGGCTCGGGGCTGCGCGCCACCGCCGCCTCGCGGAAGATCTGGCTGCGCACCACCGCGCGAATGCGCGAGGCCGAGGCCGGCTGGCCGACGAAGCGCGCCAGCCCCGCGCCATAAGTCGGGTGCCAGATGTAGTCGCCAGGATTGGTCAACAGCCGCCGCAGCACCCGCTGGCGGCCAAGCGCCGCCCCATCGGCCAGGGCAAGGTCGCCCGTCGGCCCGGCCTGCAGGTCGGCACCGAATTCATGCGCAAGATCTGGCATTGCTCAGTCCTGTGGCCAGGGCAACGTATCGGAGTCGCCGGGATGGGTATGCTGGTTGTAATGCTGCCGCAACGTATCAAGCGCGCCGTGGCTGTCGTGCAGCTGGCCGGTCACATGCAGGTCGCCCTGCACGTGCACCGTGCCGACAATCCGCACCGTGCCGTCATTGGCCAAGCGCAACGTGGTGCCGGTGGCGTGGCGCAGCACCAGCTCGCCCACCGCCCCCTCCGGCGCCGGTCGCCGGTCGGAGAAACAGGCGCCGACCACCACGCCATGCTCGGCCTCGCCCTCCTGGGCCACAACCAGCACCTGGTCGCCCGGCGCCGGCGGGCAGAACACCCCCCACCCCGCCCCGATCCACGGCGACAGCACCGGCAGCCACCCCGACAATACCCCCTCGGGCTGCAGACGAACCCGCACGGCATACCTGGCCGGATCAGTGCTGGCGACCACGCCAAACCGCGCCTGCCCCTGCCCACGATCCAGCGCCGCAGCATGCGCTTTCATCACGTTCATAAAACGATCCATGTGGTCTCCACGAGCAGAATGCGCCAAGGCAAGGCCAGGGGCGTTTCCCGTCGCGCGAAGGCGCGCGTCGGACCTGGACCCCACCAAAGGCGAAGCCTCTGGAATCCAATGATTGGGGGTCCAATAATTGGGGGTCCGGGGCCTCAGGCCCCGGCGGGTCGAGGGTGGAACCCTCGCCTTCCTCTCTCCGATAACGCCCTCTACTGCCCCGCGCTGGCGTTGCGTGCCCGGACCACCTGGGTGAACCCGCGCGCCACGTGCAGGGTTCGTTCCACTTCGTCGATCCAGTATTCCTGGTCGAATCCGCTGAGCCCGCTTTGCACCCGCACGGCCATGCGCGGCGTCATCGCCAGTTCGCCCGGCATTTCGGCGACGATTGCTCGTTCATGGCGCGTCAGTTCCACCAGGCGGCGCTGTGCCAGTTGCAGGGCCTCCTCGGGCGTCAGGTTCGGCACCACGTAGACATAGCGCTGCACCTCGCCGACCCGGCCGGACTCGCGCCGGCGCGCTGCCCGTGCGGTGCGCACGAAGGCATTCTGCTGGCGGGCATTCCAGCTTTTCACCACCACCTCGATATCGCGCGCCAGGGTGAGCGACCGTTCCAGCCGCAGCGCGGTCACGTTTGCCGCCCCGCCGGCGCCGGCCACCGCACGCAGCACGAAGCCGGGTCCCGCCGCCTCGCGCGCCGGGCGGAAGTGCAGCGTGCCGCCCGCCACCCACACATCGAACCCTTCCAGGGCCGCCAGCGTCACCAGCAGGTCCCATTCGGTGCTGGCCCGGCTGAACTGGTCGAGCGTGATGCGATCGCGCTGCAACTGCCAGTAGCGGCCCACCGGGGTGGTGGTGGCCTGCACGTCCGCGCCCAGGCCACGCCGCCCGGCGAGCAGCACCGCTATTTCGCTGGCGGTACGGTTGGCGAAGCTCTCCTGGGTGCGCGCCTCGATCAGGCGCGCCGTCAGGTCGCGCCCGCGCAGGAACGCCAGGCCGCGCACCGGGTCCACCTCCAACTGGTCCACCTCGCCGCGCACCAGCGGCACGAAGCCGCCGGCGGCACCCAGCGCCACGCTGATCTCCACCTCCAGCGCATCCGTAGAAGCCCAGGCGGCACCGCCGGAATTGCCGAGTGCCACGGCCAGGGCGAACCGGTCGGCCGCGTAATGGTTGTTGCTGGTCACCCGGGCTGAGACGGCATCGGCCACCGCCGCCCCGTTGGCGGTCACCAGCAGGCGCGGCTGGCGCAACATGTCACTGCTCGGCAATGCCGCCTCCCGCCAGCGCATCGCGCGCCGGCAGCTTCAGCGTCACCACGCCGGTCAGCAACGGGTCATCCAGCCCGTTCAGCCGGGCGATGCGCAGCCACTGCGTCGCATCGCCCAGTTCGGCCGCCGCCACATGGAACAGCGTGCCGCCGGATTGCATGATCGTGCGCATGAAATCTCCCCAATCGTCCCGGAACAGCTACAAGCCGAGCGCCTCAAGCCCCGCCCGCGCCCGCCCCAGCGGCCCGCGCGCCTGCGCCAGCCGGGCCAGCGCCGCCGCCTCGGCCTCCGCCGCGCGAACCCCCGCGGGCGAGCCGGCATCCACCGCGCGCAACCGCGCCCCGCCGGCCGCCATCTCGCCGTCCAGCGCCACCTCGCGCTCGCGCAGCGACGCCCGCGCCCGCGCCTGGTCCACCGTGCCCGGCCGCAACGCCGACGGCGCCGCCATCAGCCCCACCGCCGCGCCCAGATCGAACAGCCCCGCCGCCACACCGACATCACCCAGCACCCCGGCGGCCAGCGACAGCCCTTCCTCCACCACCGCACTCGCCTCGTCGCGCAGCACGGTGCAGGCGATGCGATACGGGATCCAGTTCTCGCGCGAATAGTCCGCGTCGAACCGCGCCACCACCACGGAATAGAAGAAGCTGCCCCAGGTCAGCGGCCACACGCCCCCGGTGGCGCGCATCAGGTCGAGCTCGCGCGCCCGCAGCACCGCATCGGCGCCGCTGAACACGCCCGACCAGACGATGTCGGCATCGTCGCGCCCCATGGCATCCACCACACGCCGCCCACCCGGCA